TGATCAAACAGACCTATGTCCGCACAAGAGAGAATAACTTGTAACACAAAGTCTTTTTTGTTAACCCATCTGTTACCGATTGTCTTGATGATTTTAACCGGAAGGTTCTTCTTGAGCTGTTCAAAGTTTTTAAACTCAAGAAAGTAACCCTCTCGGTAAACCATCGAAATGACTATGTCGTAAATGGTTTGACCCAATGGACCATATTCATTCATCAGGTCCATTATTTTAAAGTCTTCATAATAATCAACATCTTTTGGGAAATAACTAAGTCCTGCCTTTATAGGTCTTCCCATTTATTTCTCCCATTACCACCCTGCCCACCGGACAATGTGGTTCATTAATTTAAGCCATTATTACAATGTTTGTTCCAAGTTCCTTTAAGTTCTTTTCAAGATACTTCTTTATTTCAGCCTTAGCCTGATTTACCCAAAGTCCACCATCAGCTTCTATTAATGTGAACTCAGGTATGTTGTCAGAGCCGTCAATTCTAAATACAAAACTTGATTCAGGCTGCGTAATTTCAAGAAATGTTCTGTATGGAATGAGTGACACCGGATTTGGAACTATTACGTCTGCACGACTGGCAACTCCCTGCTGGATTGTTGTCTTCTGTGTCACACCATCATCACCATAATTAGCTGTGGTTTTTGCTTCTATGTTTCCTGCAACCTTCATTATTGCTTCAAGGTCAGATGTCTTTACAAACATTGACTGTAATTCAAGAATAAACTTGTCCTGTGTTACCCAGCGGTTTGCTTTGAAATGTGGAAGGTCTGCTTCAACAGTAATTAATTTTTCCCTGTTTCTCTCTTCATCCAATCCTGAAATTAAAGTTATTTCTGATGGTGACTTTATCTGTATGATCATCTTGTCCCTTAACTCCTCAGTACAACCCTTGATATAATCCACCAATGCTGTAAGTGTTGACACTGTTAGCGGACTTGCCTTTTCATTTACGTCATATCTTCTAAGTTCCTTGTCACAGTATGTTCTTCCATTAATTTCCACTATCTTTGGCTCCATTGCCTGTTCCTTTAATTCTGTTACATACTTCATTGCTTCCTTTATCATTTTTATAATCCTCCTATACTTCTCCTACTTTTCTTAAGTCAACTATTTTATTGTTTCCAATTATCTCGCCTGTTTCAGTATCCACCTGCACGGCTTCATTACCATACATTGTGTTTTTATCAAAGGTCATCTGTCCAGGTAATTCATTACCAATTTCCACTGCCTCAATGTCTCCTGTCTTAAGATTTGTTCCACAGGTCATTGTTGTTACTGCTCCCAATTCAGGTGCAAGTGATGTCTTTGCCACAACTCCTGTTGCAACAAAATTTCTTGTTTCATTCGGCTTGAATGCTATCGTTACAGTGATTTTTCTTGTAGCCTTAGCATCCGTGTTCGGATCCTGAATGTTCTTCATTACCTTTTCCATTGCCCTATTTACCTGAACCGTGAATGCTCCGTTTGCAAACTCCTCCATGTTAATGTGTTTCATTGCTTCTTTCCTCCTTAATGTAGTTTCCTGCTTCATATTCCCTATATATCTGCATCCAATCATCAAGTGTCATTGTCACCAGAATGTCTGCATTGTTTTTCTTGTGAAACACTGCCGGAAGTTCATCCTGCCTTGAATCTCTTCTTGCCTGCTCCATCCAGTCATACAAGTGCATTTTTTCCTGATGTTTTGCTTCTATATGTATTCCCGGAAGTCCCACAACGTCTGCATCACCATTTGCCCCACAATACTGCTGACCTCTTCTGGTTCTGTATCCGTATTCCCTTAGATGCCCGGCAAGTTGTCTTTCAAACCTTGCCCCCTTCTGCCTTGCATTAACTGCCATTCTGTATCTCCCTTACTCTTTTCCTTGTTGCCAGCAACGACCAACCTATTCTCTTTAATCTGCTGCTTTCCTGTTTGTAATACTTAATGACAAGTTCATCTTCCTCGCCCTCTATTGGTTGAAAATACCCTTGTCCATTGGATAGATTAAGTATTACCGTGTTTCTTCTGGCCATTGCAATTTCTTCCCTTATGTCTCTGTCTGACAATCCGGTCACCTTCTCTAGCTTTTTTCTTGAAATCGCATTGTCCTTTCCGAAAGGGATGTAATCTGAAATGTTCATTGTCACGTCTCCTTTCTGCCTGCCACCATTAAGGTGACAGGTCTTACAATTTTGTGATATATATTTTGATTTATGACTGTCTGTTTTTTAATAATTGAAGAATGGCTTTGATTCTGTCTGAACCTTTTTTTCAGCCGGTTCCTCATTGTTTTTCTTTTCTTCTGGAACACTCTCTGTTTCCTCAACTGTCTGTTCTGCTGTCTGCTCCACTACTTCCTCATAAGTTTCATCTTCTGACTGCTCAACAGGTGTTGTTTCCACATATGTATGTGTTCCATCCTCATTAATTACTGTCATGTCGCTGTCAAGTGCTGTCTGTAAGTCAATGCTCATTATTCCCCACTTGCTTATGATTTGTCTCAACATTGTCTTGTATGCCATTCCGTCAAAGTCCTTGCTCCAGAAGGTCCACTTCGTTCCCTTCTTCAAGTCTGATGCATATCCCTGTGAATACTTCACTGCGTGAGCCTTCATCTTTTCCTTTGACCAATACATTGCCTTCCTGAATCCATTGACATACTCAAACATTGCATAATAGCCAATTGTTTCTGCCTTTTCTCTCTCATTTTCATCTGAAATGAGATTTACTTCTATGTCTTCATTAAGTGGATCGAATCTGATTAACTCACCTTTCTTAATTGCCAGCACATTTAACTTCTTGTACTGTCCTGATCTGATTGCCAGCTGAATGTAGCCTTTATAACCAAGCTGGAACTGTGCCACCTTTGTTCCTGTTTTGTTATCCTTGAACGGAACCATGTAATACTGTCCAAGCTGTGGACTTGGAGATAGATTAAGACTCTCTCCAAGCAATGCTGCACTTACTATTGATGAATTTTGACATTCCTGTAATGTTGGATTGTTTCCAACCGCACTTACTATTGAACTGATGAATCTCTTTCCGTTCTTTCCACCAACAACCTCATTAATCTGATTCTTTACCGCATCATTTTTCAAATATGCCGTAAAACTTGTTTCTTGTCTTTTTGCCAAACTGTTTGATACTGCCATTTCATTTCCTCCTACTGTATCTGCTCATATTTAATGTTGTTTTTCGTAAGGAACTCACCCAATGCATTGAGCTGGTTTCCTGTTCCACACACCCTGATTACTATTGTGTGTGTCTTCTCTTCCTGATTTTCTTCTGTTCTTTCTTCCTGTGCCTCTTCCTCAACAGTCTGTGAAACACTTTCCTGCTTCTGCTCCGGTTCCTTCTTTCCTGCCTCTGCAAGTTTTTCGGCTTCTGCCTTTTCTCTTGCCTGTCTTTCCTCAAGTTCTGCCTTTCTTCTTGCCTCATACTCGGCTTTTCTTCTTGCATTTTCCTCGTATGTCTGTTTAACCATCAATGCTTCTGTAATGTTGAGGGTTTCAATGTATTTCTGTTTCATTTCAAACTGATATTCACCGGTTTCAGCATTAATGACTTCCAAGTCGTGTCTTACACTGTCTCTCATATGCTCCATTTCATTGGTTATTGACTTTAATGTTGTTGTCACATTCAGATAACTTTCCTTGAAAACACGTTTGAATGTGAGTATCTCCTTCAGCTCTTCGGCACTTGCAAAGGTCCTGTCATATATCTCCTCAACCTTTATGAGCTTCTCTTCCCTTTTCTTCTGGTCATAAGCCTTTACCTGACTGTCAATGTTGGCATTTGCCTCATCTACAATTGCAATCAGTTCCTTTACCTGACCTTCAAACACACTGTATGGTTCAAGCATCATCTTCTTGACATCTTTCTTTCCGTCATTTAATGCCTTGCTGAACTTATTAAGTGCTGCCCTGTCAGCCTTTGCTTCCTTTATGTTTTCATCCGTGTACACCAATGACTTGTACATGTTTGCCTTTTCAGTAACTTCTTTTTTTAATTCCTCAAAGTTCCAATCAATGTGCTTTAGTGCATTATCCATTGTTGGATTGTAAATTTTTAATTCCATCTTTTTGGTATTCCTCCTGTTTTAAATTTCCGGCAGAATGAGAGCCGGCTTTTTTCTTTTTTTCACAAGCTCCATGAACTCCCTTTCTGACCTTTTTATTATTTCAATGTCTTCCTCAACATCTGCCCTTTCAATGTGATAATCCTTTGTGATTAGTCTTATGCTCTTATTCCACACACTCTTTATCTGTGCCCTGAGTTCGACAAACTCATATTCCGTCACCATCAGGTAATGAAGCACCTGTATGTAATAATTGTCCGGGATGTGTTCACCATCCCATTTTTCCTTGTGCATTGAACCAAAAAGCTCACTGGTCTTGCATTCAAATATGCCCTTCCTCCCGGTTTCAAGTTCTGTCAGTTCTCCATCAAGTGATGCGTGAGCAAACGGATACTTGTCATTGAGAAGCATGTTATCACCAAAGTATTCAACCTTGTATTCCGGGTGGTCCAATGCAAATATTGCTCTTATGTGTTCCTCTGCCCTGCTTCCATATATTACATACGGTTCATTTGATATGTCTCTTGGCTTGGTTATTCCAACCATTTCATTCCAAAACTCCACATTGTTCTTGTAGGGATTAAGTCCCAACACTGCTGCTGCATCAGAACCACCTATCTTTCCCTTTCTTGCAAGAAGCCATTCAGGTTTACTTGCAAATTTCTTTCTTGTAACCATTTCTAATCAACCTGTTCATTAAGAATTTCATCCGTACAGTGCATCAATAATGTAACCAGTATCACCATTCCCAGAGCCACAAGTAACTGCCCTGCCTTGCTGTCTACCTCAATCCAGCCATTGACTAACATCACTGCTCCTGTTATTACTCCTATTACCACGTTCTTGAATCCGTTAAGTACTCTGTACTTTTCAGCGATAATGTGGTAATCTTTAAGTGGTTTGTTTTTGTATGAGCTTGAACGTATTGCAGTACATTCAGGCTCTTTTCTTTTAACTTCTTTCACTTCAAGTCTTTTGTTTGTTTCCATAAGCTCTCCTAACTGAACATTAAATGTATGAATTTATTCAACATTTCATTTTCTTCTCTTGACATTTTATTTTTGTTTTCTCTTGCACGCTTTTCAGCTTCTTCATCCGACATCACAGAACATTCCAGCAACATCTCAAACATTTCCTTTCCTATGTTTTCACCATGCTTTTTTATAAAATGCCTCTTTACAGCCTCCACAAATATCATTGCCTCACATTCAATTAATTCATCAGGACCTGCCATTGTTGCCTTGTTTTTGTCTACAATAATCATCCTTATCCTCCAATCTTTCTTACCATTTCGGTAGTCTTTTCATCCGTCCAACTATTTGGCTTAGTCAGATGCGGACACATAGTGTTATTAATGTTCATCTGTCTGCCCAAGGGACAGCTCTTACAACTTCCTGAATACTTAATGCAGGTCTGCCTTAAGTTTCTTAAGCTGTTAATTGCTCCCACCAATTCAATCACCCCTTTCTATGAATAAAATCTCTCATTAAAATATTTTGTTGGAACTTTTCCTGACATTGTAATGTAGCCTTTTTCTTTTAATTCTGCATTCATCTGTTTAA